ACCATATAAAAGTCTGCTGATTGCTGTGACTGCAAACCAGTTCCCCAACTCAAGTAAAACAATTAAATGTGTGGAGGCTCTTCATAGAAGATTTTCTGTCATTAATGTTGTGAGAAATAACAAACCGATGCCAACCGAATTTGACCCTGAATTTACCCACCTCGACTTTCACTACTACAGAACCGGAACCGATTTTGTGGCGGGTGTTGCCCCTGTGGTAATCACTCTTTCACAATTAACTGACCTGATGCTAAAAGAACTGGAAACGAAACAGAAAATGTATATGGCTGAAGCTGGATATAACACCTTTTCGGAACAAATTGACTCTAATGGACAAACACCCCTTCTGGGTGAGATTAAAGAAATTGATCATGCTGACTGTATTATACGTATGTCTACTGCTTTGGAAATGCCTCCTAGATGGTTGGATATGTCGAACTCGTTTAATAACCGGTTTGAATATCCATACATGTATAGGCAATTCTTAAAGATTAAACTTAACGTAGAGGACAGGAATAAAAGCTTGAGCGATTTAGCTGCAAGTGATGGAACATGGTACTCGACTGGAAAATTTGTACAGAATCTCAACCGAATTGTAAATAAGAACTGCTTTAGAAATTGGGACTATGAAATGTTTTATATACATACCTATGCTAATAAGACTACGTATTACTTTATTGCAAGAGATGGAGTTAGAGTATGTCGACTTGGACATGCAGATGAGCCTTTTGAATTCCCGCATCCTGATCAGTGGGCCCCCGGACACGGAGACCACTTTGAAGATGCGCAGGAATCGACTGAGGAACCCCCTCAGCCAGAAGAAGCTCATATGCCTGAACAAGACGAATATCTCTACGACTATTTCAAACGTAAAGCGTATGAAGTCTTAGGAAACATAGGTGTATATATGAAGCGTTGCGTAGACGCAATAAAACGTTTTGGACTGACCCTAAAGGATAAACTGATGAATCTCGTATCTAGTGTTACTATGTGGATTGCGTCCATGATGCCTGATAGCATATTGGAAATGTTTAATTGTATGGTCTATTCAGAAGTAATAGGAAAGGTTGCTGGTTTTTCTTTGATAACTGGCCTCATTTCTTACTTCGGAATTATGATTTACAATAAGATATTTTCGTATACTACGGACACATGTGCGCATTGCACAAACGAGCATGTAGATGAAATGTTGAAGGATGTTAGAGATAATTATTGTAGTATGCATTGTAATGATGATGATCATTACTGCGACCATTTTAACGCTGACGTTATCAAGATGAAACGCGTTATTTGTGGTTGTAGTTGTGATCAACATTGTTTGCATGCATCTATAATTCTTAAATCTAAAGATAAAGTACGACTGACTGCTCTATTCAAGAAATATACTGGACTCGACGACCGCGCTGCACGACAACTATTTGGAAAAGGAACACGGAAAAACATTGATGTAAAATTTATTGCTGAAGATAGCTCAAACTCTATGAAATTGAATAAATCTAAATTAAATTTTGAAGATAGCTCTGAATCACTTAAACTCAAGAAAACTCGACTAAATTTTGAAGACAGCTCTGAATCAATCCGACTAAAGAAAACTAAACTGAACTTTGAGGATAGC